TCTCGGGGGAGAGGGGGGAGGAGTCGATCCGGCTGAAGCTATCTTTTATCGGTCGCCCTGCCGACTTGGCCTCGATGATGGTGCTGGGGTCGTTGAGGACCTCGTTCTTGTCGATGCGCTGGGAGTCGATGACGAGAAGGGGAGCACTGTTATACCCCTGGTTCCGCATAATAAGCCGGTCTGTTTCGTCCAGTTTAAGCTGCATGGGGATGAGGTCGTCGTCGCCATCCGCCCAGATGCGGCCCGGTACAGGGTTGTACTGATAATGAGTCCAATGATGGTCAATGCTGTCGTTACGGGCCTCCAATAGAGTGTCGCCCGTCTTGCAGATGTACAGGCCATCGGGGAACCTCCGCTTCAGCTCGGCGTCGAAAAAGTACATGGACGGCCGGAGCCAGCACTCTATGAGTAGGGCCTTAGCCGCCGCCGTGGCCCGCTCGTACCATGCGGCGTACTGGGTCGGGTCGCCCGGTAGGTCCGCAAGCGACTGGAGATAGATGAGGCCGAGGTCTCCGCCGACGCTGTAGGCTTCGCCTCCGCCCTCGTCACCCTTCGGAGCGAGCATGATATTAGGATACTGGGATTGTAGTGCAAGCCGATCAACAACCCGATTGCGAACGAGAAAAGGAGCGTGCCATAGGTCATAGGAGCTACTCCGCATGTAGATTTCGAGGGGGTTCACCACCTCCGTCACGATCTCCCCCTTGGGATACCGTACGCTTCCGCTGATGGTGGGGACGCGGCTCAGGACGGGTGGCTGGTGCTCGGTGATTGCGGTGCCGCAGACTGGACACTGGCTAAAGCTTCCTTCAAGCGGTCCATGTAGGGGACATATACCGCTCCCGGGAGAGAAGAGAACGTCCACGTCGGTATAGACCGGAGACGTAATATAGCCATAGCGAGAGTCCTTGGAGTAATAGCTATACCTAAATGAGTTTCCAAATAGGCGTAGATTGAGAGCTTCGACCACTCGCAGGTAATCGTATCGGCAGCTTTTCTTGATGATTTCGAGGGCTGTGCGAGCCGCTTTCGTTGCAGCCTCCGCTTCTTGGTCCGAGTTAGTCGGGACCGGCTCGATGAGGGGTGCGTTTTGTACATAAGCTCGTACTCCATGCATGATCAGCGTTCGGTAGTAGTTGTTGGGGAACGCGTAATCCCCGGCGTCGGACAGCGTAACGTCCCACGCGACGTTGATCTCGCTCCACTCCAACTCGTGATAGCCCTGGAAGATGAGGGCGTTCCTCATCCACTTGCGCGCGAACTGGATCTTCTCGAACGATCCTTCCCGGTAGTAATAGTCGGCCAGCCCGAGGAGGCGCTTATCGAGCTTCTCGTCGAACTTGTACTGCGGCTGGATGTCTTCGGGCTTGGGCTTGGGAGTCTTGGTGTGGACGGGCTTGTCGGCCCCCTTGAAGAGGGATCGTATTCCATTGCCTAGGCCGCGGATTAAGCTCTCATTCGTCGCGTCGCCCTGCTCGCTGGTGGGCTCAGTCGAGGGTCCCTCGTCAAACGACCCAGTTCCGATGGAGCCGCCCCCGCTTGACGCAGCAGGGGAACCCCGGGGAACCTCTGGCATGTGCTGTCTCCTCTACGAATGGCGAACGGGTCCCGGCCTCCAGCCCGGCACGGGAATGCTGATCTTGGTTTTGGGCGGCGGCTCCGGCTTGCGCTCCACCGTTGGCTCGGGCTTATCGTCCATAATGTGAAGGGGAATCCCCTGCTTGTCTAAGAAAGCCCTCGTCCACGTTCTGTTCATCGTTTGGAAGCTCGTCACTAGGTAGGCTATCCCGACGGATTGAATTGCTACCGCCGCCGCCAACCACATCTCTAGCGAAGTCATCGGCTGCTTCCTCCCATTCGTCCACCGCTCCGTATTTTCGGGGGCTCTCTATCGGCATCTCGGGCACAGCATTCTCCTTTGTAGCGCGGCACGGGTCCGTCTACCGCATCCACCGTTTCGTAGTGTATGAGAGTGCGACTCGGACGGCCGCACTTGCCGCACCGGCCAACGACCGGACCTTGAGCCACAATCGGCGCATTAGCTAGCGCCTCCTTCTCCTGGGCGATCTGCGCGTCTAACTCGGGTGTCGCGGTCAAGTTGCTTCCTCCATTCCAGATACGCTAAGTATAACAGGGACAGGGCCGTTACCGTCTCGGCCAGCAACGACGCCACGTTAAACAGTATCCCTAGAATCTCCATGGTGGTCCCCCTCGCGCGGCTTGCATATACACGGCAGCACGTTTCAAGTTGTCGGTCTTGTCGCCCAACAACCCAATTCCTGCATTACAGTTCATACAAAGCAGTCCACGAACTTCTCCGGTGGCATGGTCGTGATCTACTGCTATCGAACGCCCATTGCGGCGACCTCCCCGTGTCACCGAGTCCTGCATGAACTCACGACAAATCAAACATCGTCCACGCTGAGCCATAAGGATGTACTCATACCGCTCCATGGATAAACCATAGCGACGTTTGATTAGGGTGCGCCTTGCACTTGTACGATAACGTTGGTGATGAGTCATAGCTTTTCCCTGAATCGCTCTTGTACCATTTCCCATGTTAGCCAATCATCGTCTTGCCAGGCCGAACAACAGTCCATGTTGCCTGTCTCTTTTTGCAAAACTCTACAGAACCCTGTGGCCTCCGCGCGCTTATCGTCACCCTTGGTTATCCATAGGTCGCAATCGTCTCCTCCACATGCGCCCCCACAGCTCGTGCCGCTTAGTTCTTGTCCTGTTTTGGGGGCGTTTACCCAGCCAAGGCCCGCCGACGATGGGTCCAACGTGGCATAGTGCTCGTCTAGCCCATAGTTAGGCTGTCCATAAATCCAATACCCACAAACAGGCCAGTATTCAATAGGTTTGGCCCCTGCTTCCATTCTCTCGGGGGTAGTGAACTTCTTAATTTTAATTCGAGCGTCCATTAGTTTGCAGGACGACTCAAAATTAAAGAAGGGGCAGTTGTAGCAGGAGCGTGGCTCGTCATGGGCGCTATCCCCCGACGAGAACAAAACAGAGCCTTCCTGGAGAATGGGAACGCCCGCCAAATCGGGACGGCTCTGGGCAATACGAATTGCGTTAGCTTTCTTGACGTGCTTCCCTGTATAGCTCAAGAAGCCATCTTTCCAGTCGCCCACGCCTAGCCACCCTTCTTCATCTTCACCTTGATCGACTTGACCTTGGACGCCTTGATGGCCTTCGCCGTGGCGTTGACCATTTTGGACTCGGCACCACCGGACCCCACGGGGCCCCCACCGCTGGATACGCGCTCGGCGGCCGGACGACCCGGACGGGTGATCCCAAAGCCCTGACCCGACGAAATGTTAGCGGGCATCTTTTCCTCCCTTTACTTTCTTCACCTTGGATGCAAAATCGGAGAGCTGCTTGTCGGACATGCCGGTCTTGGTCTTCTTGCCGGACCTGAGCCGCGCCAGCTCAGCGCCCATGAACGCGCGCTGCTTGTCTGAGGTGGCTGGCATTAGATCACCGAGGCGTATCCGGCGGGATAGTCGTTGCGGTTGGCGTCCTCGGCGTAGGCGAACGAGCGCGTAGCGCCGGTCGAGCCGCCGTTCACGTTCGTGTTGATGGACGTAACGTCGGCGCTGGGCAGCACCACGGCATACCTGAGCTGACCATTCGAGTTCAGGCCGTCGGCGGTCCCGTAAAACTCGATCAGGACGGTCCCCGAGGCCGATTTGGTCGCCTTGACGATCACTCCACGGATGTTGATAGCCATATTTTCTCCTTCGCCGTTTAAACGGGGGTGATAATGCGCGGTGGGTCCGCTTTTTGGGTCGATTCCGCCTCCATTTGCGCCTTTTTCGCTTCCATGAGTGCCCTCATGCGCCCCAAAACGGCGTCATCGCCCAAAATTCCCTTCTCCACGAGCAAACTTTCCACCGCCTCGATGGCGACGGCCACGCTGGCGACGTTTTCGAGGAGCTGGTTGGTCTGATTGAGGCTGTCGCCTATCGACATTGGGCTCGCCAGCACGCGTTCCATCGCCTTTTGGCGGCGGGCGGCGCGTTTGGCTTCCTTCTCTTGCTCCCAGTTCACAGGCAAGGGCCTCCAAGCTCCAATCCTACCACACAATCTACCTCACTAACACTGAATTGGGCCGCTGGAAGCGGAGGCCTCGGGGCTTACCCCACCTTTTCGGCTTGAGCGTCTGGCTTTCGCCTTCCCTTGCGTGCTTCTCCGCGTCTCGCCAATACATGCGGGACAGTTCATTGAGGGTGGGGTTTTGCCACTTAGCCAGGACAGGTACCTTTTCGGGCAATGGACGGAATGTGTGGATGGCGTAGCGGAT